AGGATGCGCGACTCGATCTGCTCCGCGGTCAGCCCGATTTGCTTCTCGGCCTCGGTGAACTGCGCTTGAGCAAGACCAACGATCTCAGCGCGGACGGCTTCGAGCTTCGTCTGCGACTCGGTGAGCGCGGCGCGGCAGCGGCCTTCGAGGTCTTCGTTGTATTTGGCATAGGCGTCCGAGACGAGCCCAGGCACCGCCTCGGTCAGCTTAGACTCTAGCTCCTTGCGGATCTCCGGCACCGTCTTGCCGATGCGCTCGAGCAGTTCGTCGAGCGTCTTGTCGTGCTCGACCAGCAGCTGCGCGAACTCCTCGGCCCGCTGGCCCAGCTGCTCGTTGCTCGTGATGATGGCGTCGAGAACGCTATGCATTTTCAATGGGTGCGGAGGCTTTTGATCTTGGCGCGGCGATCAGTCACGCTCGCGAAGAGCGCGGTCAGCTTGTCCTCGGCGTCGGCCTTCTCGGCGAGCATCTTGCGCGCGTCGGAGAGCGTGACGATCGGAGCGGGAGGAGGAGGCGCCACGACCGGCTTCGGCTGAAATCCGAACGGCTTTAGCGCCTGCTCGATCTGCGCCTCGCTTTTCGCGTTCTGGCCCAGCTTCTCGCGCACCGCGGCAAGCTTGGTCGCCTTCTCGGCCAGCTTCTCCAGCGGCCGCTTCGCGCGATTGCGTCCAGCCTCTAGCGCATCGGCGACGTTTGTCGGCCGATTCAGTTCCTCGCGCTTGAGCGCTTCCGATTTCGCACGCGCCCAGCTGGCGCCAGCGTCACCGCCCCAGAGCGCCCACGCGATCCGGCCGGCGGAAGGATAGCCGTCTTCGCCTGGGGAAAAGCCAGTGCCCTGCTTGTCCACCTCGTGCCGCGCGAAATAGGAGACCATCCGGCGGACCGTGTCGGGCGAGAGGCTGGCCTTGTTCGAGATGTCGCGCGCGCGAGCGACGCCGACTGCCGTGCCGCCACGGTTGAACTTGTCGCGCCACTCGAGGCCGCGCTTGGCCTCGGCTGCCATCGCATCGGTCGGCGTCAGGTCCACCGAGGCGAAGCGCGCAAGCTCGGCCGGCGTCGGAGGCTGGTCCGGCGTTTCGTCCTCGGGCGCGGCAGTCGATTCCGCCTGCGCCTCCGCAGCAGCACTCGCGACGTTGTCGCCCGTAGCGGCGGCAGCGGCTGGCGTGCTCGGGAGCGAGTTGGTCACGAGGCGAATCGCCGTCTCGGGGATCTCGTAGCGCTCGGAGAGCTCCTTGACGTAGCTCGCCTCCGCAGCGATCTGCTCCAGTCGCGTAAAGGCATCGGTGCCCTGCTCGGCCGCAATCTCTTGGAGAGACTTCGCGCCTTGGCGGTTCTCGTTCATATTAGCCGCGGACTCGCGACCGACGTCGATGGTGAGCTTAGGCGGGAAGCGCCACTCGCCGCGGGTCGCGCGCTTCAGCGCCTGCACCGGAGTCTCTCCATCGCGAGCAGGAGGCGCCGGGATCTCGCCGCGGGCGATGGCGTCGAGGATGACCGCGTTCTTGATCGGATCTAGCACCTTGTCGACGAGCACGCCCTGATGCCGCGCGAACACGCGGTCGGCCGCGGCAAACTCCGCGCGGACGCTCGGGCCGGCGTAGTCCTGCGTGCCGAAGAGGACGCCCTTCGGGATGCCGACGGCGATCGAGAGCTCGTGCATCAGATGCGCGATGAAGCCCGTGAACGCCGTGCTCGGCCGCGCCGGCATCGTCTCGACGCGGTCAGCTTGGCCGAGGTACTTGATCATCCCGACCTCGGAAAGCTCGTTCTTCTGCTGCTGGCCGCTCGGAAGCGTCGCGCTCGGGGTCGGAGTAAAGAGGTTGCGCGCGTTGGCCGTTCCGCGGTCCGTGAAGACGAGCGCCGCCTGCTGCGAAGCGAAGCGCACGCCGGCCTTCTCGGCTTGGAGGATCTCGTGCAGCATCCGCGCCGTCTGGATCGCCGCGTGAAAGTCGGTGACGCCGCGGTACTGATCGACGCGGAACGGGTCAAAGTAGTGGCAGAAGTTCCCAGCCGGCACGTCCTCCGCGCCGAAGTAAACGCCCTCGCGCGTCACGCGGTAAATGCGGTACGCGACCGGCACGCCAAACTCGTTCGTTATGACGCCCTCGAAGTAGTTCTCCGAGTCGAGGCCCATCTCGTTTGGATTGCCGATGCGGGTCGCCGGCACCAGCTGGAGCTTGAGCTCATCGCCCACGCGGCGGATGACGAAGCCGCAGTCGCCGTCGACCGGCCGGTTTTCCGCGGCAAGCTGGACGAGCTTGCGGAAGCTATTGCGGCCCGTCGCGTCGGCCTGCTTGCACCAACTATGGAACCACTCGTTGACCGTCGCGTTGTAGTCGCGGTCTCCAGTCGTTGCCGAGTATTCGGTCGGCGTCAGGTAATTGCCGAACTTGCGCGAGACCTCCTTCACCTCGGGACAATTCTCGACCAAGTTCCGCGCTTCCCACATCATCACCACGCGCTCGCGCACCGTCTGCGAGGACTCGCTCGGCTGGCCGTACTGCATCGGCGCGTAAAGCCGGTTCGTCTGCGCGGCGTTGTAGGAAAACAGCGCGGTCTCGACGCGAGCCTGGAGCCGGCGCAGCGCGGCCTGCGGAGCGATGGTCTCGAGCGCCCGCTCGAACCACGGCCGATTGCGGATGACTGCGGTCGCGTCGAAGGTCTGCATAATCAATTCCCGGTGAAGCTGACAAACGTCGTGTCGGTCGTGTCGCCGTTCTGGTACTCGATGGCGGCGGTGATGTCGCCTAGCATCTTGTTGAGCGTGTTAAGATCGGCGCGCGTGACGGACTTGCCGTTGAGCGAATAGCTCGTGTTGAGCAGGCAAGCCTGGATTGCGTCCAAGACCTTGGACTTGAGCGTTGTCAGCGTCGCAACGTCAATGTCGAGGAAGGGATTGTCAGCCGCCATAAAAGAGCGGCCGCCGTCAAAAGGTTTTTTGACGCGGCGCGCTGGCTTCGATTTGACGACAAAAAAGCCGCCCCACTATGGGAGCGGCTTGGTTTGCTTCGGCGGTCGCCCGCCTCGTCGGCCATTGCGCCTCGCGGCGGCGGCCTTCGCCTCTGATCGGATCCGCCCGCCTAGGCGGCCTAGCGCGACCGCGGCGGGGTTCTTGGCTGCGTCTGGCATAAGCTCAGGACCGCTCGAAGCGGCCGGTTTTAGGGCAACGGACGGCGAGGAACACCGCGCCGCGGACGCCGGTCGCGACGTAGTAGCGCGGCTCCCAGCCTCGGCCGGCAAGATCAGCGGCGACGAGCGGGCCGACTTCGAGGGCTTCGACGGTGTAAGTGCGGGAATCGATGGTGGTCTTCATTGGTCGTTGTTGATTACGTGCAGAGAGAAACCTAAGCGGTGGGGATAGTCAAGCGTCTTTCGGAAAAAAGTTGGGGCGGGTGGTGAGCCCGCCCCGGTGGGCTTACTTCGATCCGATGTCCCAGGGGAAGCAGCCGAGCTCGGCCGCCTTGCGGTTCAGCAGCCAAAGCGGAATGGCAAATTGGTCTTCGGCATTCACGTAGAAGTCGTCCTTGATGAAGGTCAGCTGCGACTTCGGAAACCAAGCGATCCGGTTGCTGCCGAGCACCGAAAAACCAACTGCCTTTTCGGTCTGGCGGATCGGGGTCGCGGGGTGGCTTTCATCGCGGCCGGTTTTGTTGAACTCAGTCATCGTCGTGTTTTTCATTACGTGACCAGAGAAACCCAAGCGCTCGGGAAAGTCCAGAACTCTTTTGAGGAAAAGCGCTGCCCCAATTCCACGCTAGGTCTTCGCCGGCACGAAGCGGATGATGCCCGCAATCGTAGCCATACAGAGGAGCATCGCCGAGGTATCGAGGCCGTGGTTGGGCGCGTTGCTCCTCACCTCCCTCCATTCCCACACGCCGGTCCGCACCTCGACCTTCGCCTCGCCCTTGAGGTGCTCAAGGTAAAGCGGGTTAACGTCGGACGGCAGTTCCCAGCGCAGATCGCCCTTGCCCTCCAGCGCGGTCGCCAGCGTGTCCTTGAAGTAGTCGCCCGACCAGTTGTAGAAGTAGACGTCGCCCCCGCGGTAGTCGCTCACCTGCGGGTCGCTGAACGGGAAGTTGACCATCGTCCCGGTCGCCTCATCGCGCATCGTCCACGTTCGCCGGCCGTAGCCGCGCATCGAGCGCCAGCCGAACTCCGCGCAGTCGCGGTCCACGTCCGCCGGCCGGTAGCCGCGGTCCTGCGCGACGCACGCCGACGAGACCTTGAACCGCTCTTGGAACGCCCGCAGCTGGTCGCGCGTGTCGATGCGGCCGAACCATAGCTGCCGGTAGCGCGGACCCTGCGCCGTGGAGAACGCGCCGACCTCGCACCAAAAGTGATCCTGCTGGCGGTCAATCGCGAGGAAGCGGATCGCTTCGTCGGGGATCGACTCGCCCTGGGCGTAGTCGGCTAGCTTGTAGCCGCTGTCCTTCAGCAGCACGTTCACCGCCTTCTTCTCGACGATCCACGGCAGCGCCTGCCGCTTTGTCCGAAACTCAATCTTCGCCTGCTCGTCGCCAGTCCGCACCAGCTGGTTTTCGGCCTGGAGGAACTCCTCGACTAAGAGCCGCATCGGCCGGGTGACGATTGCCTCGAGGCGGAACGAGCGCACCTCCCGAGGCGCCGCAGGATTCATTGGCACGAAGCGCCCAGTCTTCGCCCAGCCGGCGCGGGTCGCGTCGCTGTCCGCGGACTCGTGGCCGCAGGCGATGCAGCGGAAACGGCAGGTCTCCACCGCGCGCCCCACGTCCCACGTCTCGTCATCGCGGCGCGCCGCTCGGTCCCAGATCACGCCGCCGCGCTGCTCCTTGCTTAGAACCTCGAAGGCAACTGGAAGCACCTTGCGGCAGCCTGGGCACTCGGCGTGCCACTCGCCTTGATCGCCCGAGCGGTAGCTCGTGTCCTCGACGTTGCCCGTTTCCGCGTCC